GTGCTACGCCGAACTAGGCGATTACGGGAACGCAGAGTCTTATTTTCTCCGTGCCTGTAGTGAGGCACCGAACACCCGTGAACCATGGTGTGAACTAGCCATGTTGTACTACAGACAATCGAGGTGGGCAGAGTGCTACGCGGCGTCGGAGCGCGCGCTAGGCATTAAGGACCGCGCACTGGTTTATACGTGCGACCCGGCGGTATGGGGTGATTGGCCGCATGACCTAGCCGCAATCAGCGCGCACCATCTTGGAATGCGTGACGCAGCAATCCGGCACGGGGAAGCAGCGGTCGAACTGTCGCCGACTAATAAACGATTAGCCGATAACCTTAATTACTATCGGGGGCTAATAAATGGCGATTGACCTAAAACCAACGGCCAGCATGGCCGAAGAAGCGGAACGCGGTTTAGCGTGGCGCGAAGAATTCGGAAGGGGTGGAACGGCGGTCGGCGTGGCCCGTGCGCGCGACATTTCAAACCGTGTTAATCTATCGCCGGAAACTGTCCGCAGGATGGTTTCGTACTTTGCTCGACACGAAGTCGACAAACAGGGCGAAGGCTGGTCACCGGGTGAGGATGGATACCCGTCTGCCGGTCGAATTGCATGGGCTTTGTGGGGCGGCGATCCGGGCCGCGCGTGGGCAAATGAAAAGGACCGGCTATTAGATGCCGAGGAAAGCGAGGGCCGAAACATGAGCAAACAAGAACGGCACATTATTAGCGTGGTCGAAGGCGAGGAAGAAATCGTCGTCACGTTCGCTAAAGATATGCACGAAGCGGAAGAATCCGAAGACGTCGAAGACGCCGAAGAAGCGGTCGAAATGGACGTTGAGGATTCGCCAGAAATGGAAATGTCGGCGGAGCGACCGCTAGACGCGAGCGGTAAAGAGCCGTGGGAAGAAGGTTACAGCGGTCCGGCTAGCCGTAAGGGGCCGGACAAGCGCGTGTTTCGCAGCGCGGTATTTGAGCGCGAAAGCGTACAGGATGCGGACCGCCGGGTAAGTCTGGCGTTCAGCAGTGAAGCGGAAGTCGAGCGAGGATTTGGCGTCGAGGTTCTCGACCACTCGCCGGGTTCTATCGACTCAACTTTTATCGGCAGTGGCCGCGCGCCGTTGCTGGTTGACCACGACCCCGCTGACCAAGTGGGCGTTGTGGAAATGGTTTCTTTGGGGTCGGATCGTGTAGCGCGAGCCGTCGTTCGCTTTGGGAAAAGCAAACGAGCCGAAGAAATTTGGCAGGACGTGAAAGACGGAATACGTGGGAACGTGTCTGTTGGATACGTCATTAACGAGATGGTATCGGATGGGAAGCGGGATGGCCGGGAGGTTTACCGCGCAACCAGTTGGTCACCACTCGAAATTAGTATCGTGTCCATTCCGGCTGATACTAGCGTCGGCGTAGGCCGAAGCATGGCGGAAACGCCAAACCCGGAAGTTATTTCACATTCACCGAAGGTACAAATTATGAGCGAAGTTAATAACGAAGCCGTCCGCGATGACGGCATGAAGGCGGAGCGCAGCCGCGTTTCGTCAATCATGGACCTTGCCGCGCGCCACAATCAGCGCGACCTTGGCGAGTCTGCCGTGCGTGAGGGTGCCACCATCGAGCAATTCCGTGGTGCGCTTTTGGACAAGGTGGCCCAGAAGCCGCTTAACGTCGATGTCGAAATCGGTCTGTCCGACCGTGAGGCGCGTTCGTTCTCGTTCGTGAAGGCCATTCGCGCCTTGTCGAACCCGCAGGACCGCCGCGCGCAGGAAGATGCGCGTTTCGAGTTTGAGGTGTCCGAGAGTGCCGCCAAGAAGGAAGGCCGCGATTCGCGCGGTATCACCGTTCCTGTTGACGTATTGAAGCGCGACCTTACAACGTCGATTGCTACGGGTACGTCGAAGGCCGGTAACCTTGTTGCTACGGACCTGTTGGCTGGTTCGTTCATCGACGTGTTGCGTAACAAGATGGTCCTTAACACGTTGGGTGCTACGTTCCTGACGGGATTGCAGGGCAACGTCGCCATTCCGCGTAAGTCGTCCAGCGCAACGTCCTATTGGGTTGGCGAGAACAGCGCGCCGACCGAGGGCAACCTGACGTTTGATCAAGTTACGATGTCGCCGAAGACGCTTGCCGCGTATGTCGACTACAGCCGTCGCTTGATGTTGCAGTCGTCGCTTGACGTTGAAACGATGGTCCGAAATGACCTTGCCGCTTCTATCGCCGTGGCGATGGATTCGGCGGCTATTTCTGGCAGCGGTTCGAACCGTCCGACTGGCATTCTCAACACGTCCGGCATTGGTTCCGTGACTCTTGGCACCAACGGCGGCGCGCCGACGTGGGCCATGGTGACGGGCCTTGTTAAGGAAGTGGAAATCGACAACGCGCTGAACGGCGCGGCGGCGTTCCTGACCAACGGTCAGGTTAAGGCCAAGTTGGCGTCCACTCCGAAGCAGTCGTCTGGCGTCGAGGGCAACTTCCTGTTGGGACCGGATGTTAATAGCATCTATGGTTACCCGCTGGTCGTGTCGCAGCAGATGCCGGGTAACTTGTCGAAGGGTTCAGCGTCCGGCACGTTGTCGGCGATGATCTTCGGCGTGTGGTCGGACCTGTTGATCGGTCAGTGGTCAGGTATTGACCTGATGGCCGACCCGTACACCGGATCGAACGCTGGCACCGTGCGTATCGTGGCCTTCCACGATTGCGACTTTGCGGTTCGCCATGTCGAGTCGTTCGCCGAGTGTAACGAGATTGTGACCGCCTAATAACGGCGCAGTCTTGATTGACCTAACGTCAATCCGGGGCCGTCATTTGGGACAACGTGCTGTTGTTCTGGGTGGCGGCCCCACCCTTTTGTCGGACTTGCGCCGGGTTCGACCGCGCGTCCAGCGGGACGGCGTGTGGATAGGCGTTAACCAGCATTCGCTGTTACTGGCACTCGATTACGTGGTCTATCAAGATCGGGAGTTGTTCCCGATCCTGACAGGGCATGGATTCCCGTTAGTAACGCATCACAAGGACCAAGCCGATATATGGTCCGGCATCGTTCCCGACTTTGGGTTTTCCGGCGGCACTGCCGTTTGGATTGCCGAGTATCTAGGGTGCGAAGAAATCCTGTTGTGCGGTTGCGACAACTACATGGAAAACCGCCGATACTGGCATTCGAAGGTTGGCGACCGCGGCCTAGAACTAGGCATTTCGGCTATCGGCGCGTGGCAGCACGTCCGCGATAGGATGCAGAACCCGAGCCGGGTAAAAGTTGTCAGTGGAACGCTAATTAAGGTATTTTCCGCGTATGAAGGTTGAAATGCGACGGTCCCGCGTGTATATGGGACGCACTCTGGAGACTGGACGGGTCGTCGAAGTCGACGACAAATTCGGTCAGTGGCTACTGGTCAAAGGAATGGCGGTCCAGTATCACGGCGCGGAACCTGTCGCGGAACCGTCGATGTTGGACACCGTTTCTAACTTGATCGAAACACAGGTTAAGAAACGTGGACGACCGGCAAAACGAGATTGAGAAATACCGCGCGGTTTACCAGAAATATCCTGATTATCGGATGTTTCCTGACCGGCTATTGCCGGTTGTCGCCGCGCTAAAGGACCAGTCTGGTTCATTGCTCGACGTGTCGTGCGGTCGTGGCGAGTTGATGCAAGCCGCCGCCGACATGGGATTTAGTCCCGTCGCTGGCACAGAAGCCGTACCCGAGTTGTGCAGTTATTGCGTGATACAGGCGCAAATTCACGACTTGCCATTTGAAGACAAATCGTTCGACGTGGTTACGTGTATCGACGTAATCGAACACATTTTAGAACCTGACATCGTGCCAGCATTGCGCGAACTAGAACGAGTGGCGCGCAAGTTTGTACTGATTGCCGCAGCCGACTACCCGACGTATTGGGACGGAGTTAATTTGCATCCGTCCGCGCGTCCGTATTCGGCATGGCACGAACTGTTTAGCAAGACGTTTACCGGGAAGGTTACCCGCATCGGGCCGACTTCCACTTCCGAAATGTGGGGTGTCACGTATGGCAGTTGAAACAGCAGCGGATCGCGCATCTATGTGCGCGGCGTCTGATTGGGGTAGCGCGGCTATCTACAAAAGCGCAAACAAGCGATACACGGTACAGGGCATTTTCGACCGCGAGTATATTGGCGTGAATGTGTCCGACGTGGAGTTTGCCAGCACGTTACCCGCGTTTCATTTCCCGACCGCATCGTTACCGTGTCGAGCCGCTTTTGGCGATACGCTGTACATCGGCGAAGACGTGTACACGATTCGCAACATTGAGAACGACGGCACAGGAATCACACGGTTGCGATTAGAGGCTACGGAATAATGGCACACGTTAGACAGCAGATTCGTGAAGCGTTCGCCACCGTACTTACAAATTCCACCGTGGCGTCGGTTATTTCTTCGTCGCGTGTGTATCCGTTACCGGCAGATGCTACGACCGTTGCGTTGATTTATACGAACGTCGATAGCGTTACAGATTCGACACTACACGCGCCGCGCAACCTGACACGCGAACTAGTTATCGTGGTCGAGTGCGTAGCGCGCAAACTGGCCGACTTGGACGACCAGTTAGACACACTGTGCAAGAACGTAGAAAACGCGGTTGGTGCTAATAACACGCTGACCGGTTTAGTTAAGGATTGCGTACTGGTCGACACGTCAATAACGCACGACTTCACAGGCGATGCGCCTATCGGGTCGGCACGTATGCAATTTCGGGTTATGTATAGGACCGCAGAAAACAATGCGGAAGTTTCGGTTTAGTTGAGAGGTTAAAAACATGGCAACACATCACGGCTCTGAAGGTTTGGTAAAGATTGGCGCGAACACGGTTGGCGAAGTGACCGGGTTTTCGTTCACGGTAACGGCAGAGTACGCCGAGGATACTACGCTGGCCGATACCGCCAAGACGTACAACGTCACGGCGATCACCGCGTGGAACGGCAGCGTTACCGCATTTTGGGATGAGACGGACACCACCGGTCAGTTGGCATTTGTCACCGGTTCTAACGTCGCGTTGAAATTGTACCCCGAGGGTGCGACGACGGGTGACGCTTATTACTACGGCGACGTGCTGGTAACCGAAATCACGCGCAATGTGCAGCGTGGTGCGATCACCGAAATCACGTTTAACTTTGTCGGCAACGGCGCGTTGACTGCGGGTACCGCGTCTTAATTTGAGGTTTTATGCACTGGAAAGAGCAAGCAAAGGCACAGTTTACGGAACGGCGAACGCCGGATTCGTTGGTGTCTATTGACGTTCCGAAGTGGAAAACGACCATTTATTACTGGCCGGATATGACACTGGCGGAACGGCGCGAAATTTTCTTGCTAGCGAAACAGGAAAACGGGAATACGGTTCTGGATTTAGAAGCCATGGCCGTTACCCTGATTGTTCGCGCGCGAGATAAAGACGGCAAAAAGGTTTTTAGCAACGCTGAAAAGCGCGAGTTAATGACCGAGTATGACCCGGACGTTATCGCGGAAGTTGTTTCCGCGATGAACAACGGGGCCGTGACGTTGGAGGAAGCCGAGGGAAACTGATTAAGGACGTGCAGTTAAGAACGGTATACGCTATGGCGTTACGTTTGCACGTCCTACCGGATCAGATTTTCTCGATGACCGAAACGGACTTCATGCACTTGCTCGCCGCTTGTAAGTTGGAATCAGACGAACAGGAACGAAAATGGCGCAAACTCAAGTAGTCATTACGGGCGTTGATCGAACACGCGCGGCCATGGATTCCGTGGCCCGTAACATGAAGTCGATTGAGCGTACCGCAAAGATGACTGCAAAAGCGGTCAATCTGGCGTTTGGTTTCTTTAGCGGAACTATCGTTATTCAAGGTTTCCAGAAAATTCTTGAAGCCGCGAAGAAAACGGAAGACGGCGCAAAGTCAATTCAGAAACTTAACGCAGCGTTAAACGATCCGGGCTTGCAGGGTGCGGCGGAAAAAATAACGTCGACATTGGTCGATGGATTTACTAGCACGGTAAACCTAACGGCTGGTCTGATTCGAAATCTCAACAACATTTCGAAGACCGGAATTCTGACTGACTTAGAAAACGTCGCTAAATTGATTGCTGGTACAGCCGGTGGTGCTGGCGGCGTCGCAGTCGGTCAGTTGTTAGGATCAGCAGAAGCGCAAGCGCAACTAATAGAATCACAACTATCTAAAAATGTTCCTAGGCGTGGGCGTACTCCGTTGCTTACGTTGCAGCGTATGAAAATTGACGTTGATAATGTAGCCGC